ATTACTTGAATGTAACTGAGGATGCACGTATCGAGAAACTGATGAAGCGTAAGTATCCTGGTCTTGCCAAGGATTTCTATCGTGGGTATCAGGAACTGAATGATGATGACTTCTTCGCTATCGAAGACCAGGATCGTGAAACTCTGTCTCTCATCGATCGTATCAATCTACACTATAAGATTGGTGCTTATGCACTGATGCCATTCAATGCCTCTGAGACCCCTCTGTGTGCTGCTGTGGGGGATGCTGAAACGTTTGAGGAAGCGATTGCTGCTGCTGTTGCTATTTACGAATTTGCTAAGAAAGAACAAGAGTCTAAACCAGCAGCACCTATGAACCTTCCACCTAATCAAGGTGGCAGTGGTATGACTCATGAGGAGATGCTTGACGAAGCACAGAAACGTGAGCAGGAGAATGAAGAAACTAAAAGTTCTAGTGAGAAAGATCAGGAAGTATCTCGTCCATGGTTTACTGAGGACGAACCTGATACCGAGACTGAACGTAATGATGATGATGCACAACTAGATGTCCCATCGTATGAGTACATCCAACCAAATATCGAGAATGCTACTACTCAGCGTAACTTTGATAGGAATGCGTCTGAACTGATCGATAAGTATGCTAATGAATTTGAGTATGTTACTTTCCCTAAAATCAATTTCAAGAATACTATTGTTCCTAATACACAATTGTGGGATGAGGCAGAGATTTTTTGGGAAGAATACTATGAAGATTTTGACAGAGATGTGTGGAGTGAAGTTGATTCGGAGTTTACAAATTTCTGTAACAACACATCCAAAGATGTAAACTATCTGGTCAAAGAGTTTGAGTGTAAGAAATCTGCTACATCGTATGCTCGCTCATCGACAGCACGTACAGGAGTTCTTGATACAAACAAACTTCACAACTACAAACTGAGTGAAGATATCTTTAAGAAAGTGACTCGCACTACTGATGGTAAGAACCACGGTCTTGTATTCCTACTTGACTGGTCTGGTTCTATGGCAAACGAGATCTTTGAGACTATCTGTCAGGTCATCAACCTTGCACAGTTCTGTAAGAAGGTTGGTATTCCTTTTGATGTCTACACGTTTGTCAATGATCATAGTCTGTTGAAGTTCTTTGGTGTTGACTCTGACACTTCTATGGCAAACCTTCCTAAGGTTGCAGAATCTGGTGTAGGTGCCTTCTGGGTTGACCCTCGGTTCAAGTTAGTCAACGTATTGACCAGCGAGGGTAATCAAAATAACTTCAAACGTCAATGCAACTTCCTGTATAGGGTAGGAAACTACTGGAATGATCGTAGAAATATGTATAAATTCCGTCCTACACCTCCTCCATTCATGGGTTTGGGTGGTACACCATTGAATGAAGCATTGATTGTGATGCGTGAGTACCTAGGAGTCTGGCAAAAGAAAGCAGGTGTGGAGAAATCTCACCTGGTTGTCTTGACTGATGGAGAGTCACAGTGTACTTGGATCGCAAAAGACCCTACTGATAGTCACTATTTTGATGAACCATATCCTTCTGCTATTCGTGGTGAGAGTGTGATCCGAACGAAAAATAGGTACTACTCTGACATCAAAGATCCACATCAGTCAATGACCAGGGGACTGATTAGGGTTATTCGTGACACATATCCTGAGTGTTCTGTCATGGGTTTCCGTATTTGTTCATCACGTCACCTGACTTCATATCTCAATGCCTTAGGTATGCATGGTTTTGATGTACATGCAAAGTATTCCAAAATGTTCCGAAGGGATAAGTCTGTTGCCATTGTTGGTTCCTGTTATAACGAACTGTATTGCATACAATCTAGTTCTTATAATTCTGATGTGGAAATGGATGTTGCTGAGGATGCAACCAAAGGTCAGATCCGATCTGCTTTCAAAAAATCTTTGAAGTCGAAGAGTATCAATCGTAAGATGCTCTCCTCCTTTGCTGGACAAATCGCGTAGTGTCCACTCTGCCCCTGACTCTGCCCCAATCTGCCCTATACTTACTTCATACGAAACAAACCAATGCCTGCCAAGTCTGACCTCAACACTATCGATCTGATCAAGTACCTTACAGCAACCTATGCTACTCCTGAGGTAAATACTAATCAGGTACTCGCTGCTGCTGATCACTTTGGTGTTTCTTATCCCACTGTGTGTCAGCGATTGGAAAAGTTCAAATCAGGTCGTGGTAAGTGGAACCTTACTGCGACAGAACTCGAAGAGACCTATAACGCTCCGTCTGCTGCCCCTGCTGTTGAGACTTCTACCTTGATTCCTATCAAAGACAAAAACTATGTACCGTTCGGAAACTTCACTGATCTGAAAAAGATCATTAAGTCTGGTGTATTCTATCCAACGTTCATCACTGGACTGTCTGGTAACGGTAAGACCATGGGTGTTGAGCAAGCATGTGCTGCTCTCGGACGAGAACTGATTCGTGTAAACATTACTATTGAAACTGATGAAGATGACCTCGTGGGTGGTTTCCGTCTTGTGGGCGGCGATACTGTTTGGCATAATGGTCCCGTCATTGAAGCACTCGAACGAGGTGCAGTCTTGCTACTCGACGAAATCGATCTCGCCTCAAACAAAATCCTATGTCTGCAATCTATTCTTGAAGGGTCGGGAGTTTATTTGAAGAAGACAGGTAGGACTGTCACCCCGTCACCTGGGTTTACTGTGTTTGCTACCGCCAACACCAAGGGTAAGGGTTCTGATGATGGTCGTTTCATCGGCACCAACGTGCTGAACGAGGCATTCTTGGAGCGTTTTCCTCTGACATTTGAGCAAGAGTATCCTGCTCCTGCTATTGAGAGTAAAATGCTCAACAATTACTGTGCTGAACTTGATTGCTGTGATGCAGAGTTCATTAAGAACCTCACCACTTGGGCAGAGATCATCCGTAAGACCTTTGCTGAGGGTGGTGTTGATGAAGTGATCTCAACACGTCGTCTGGTCCACATCATTCGTGCATTCTCTATCTTTAACAATCGTTTGAAGGCAATTAAACTCTGCCTGAACCGTTTCGATGACGAGACTCGCGATTCTTTCTTGGAATTGTACTCTAAGATTGACTCTGATGTTGAAATCAATCCTACTATCCTTGATTCCTGATGCTATATCGTACACAAATCCTTGATGACTCTGGTATATCCAAAGTCCTTTCCCAAGTTGATCCCGTCCTAGTCTTGAATTCACATAAGAACGTAGATGAAGATAAGGGTATCGAACCTGACTTGCTAGATGACTACATCGAAGACTCTATGCAACCAGAACTGACTCTCACCTGTGGTAGATCAGGTTTTACTTTCAAAAAGTACAACCCTGGTCAAGATTATGACTGGCATCAGGACGAGGTTACCTCTGATGATGGTCTGAGGTTGGATGTATCTACCACCTTGTTTCTCAGTAACCCCGATGAATATGAAGGTGGTGAGTTGGAGTTGCGTTTTGGCGACTTTGGTGTTAGTATTAAACTTCCAGCAGGCCACGCTGTAATCTATCCGACTGGTATCATCCATAGAGTACGACCAGTTACATCAGGTGTCCGTAGGGTAGTTCATTGGTGGGACGAATCCAACGTCCAGAACCCTTTTAGGAGGGATGCCATTGTACAACTCAACAAACAACCTGAACGCATCGATCTACACACTGCTACACTTGAACGATTCTGTTAATTATGAACAAATACAATGAGGATGAAATCCTTAAAGAACTTAAAGATTACATCGCTAGTACATACAGTCAGCACTACTCTGCTGGTCCCGAAGGGTTTCAAACCCTAGACTTGATTGAAGCATGTGGAGATGGGGAATCCTTCTGCCGTTCTAACATCTTGAAGTATGCATCTCGATACGATAAGAAGGGAACTGCTAGACGTGACATCCTAAAAGTGCTACACTATGCTGTACTGTTGATGCACTTCAACGACAAAAATGCCAAAACGGAAGACTATCCTCAATGACCTGTATGAAATTTACTGAACCACAATTGGAAATCCTCGGGTTGTTCATGAACATCAACCCATCTATCATGTTTAAACCTGGTCAGAAGGTTTCAACTATCTCTAACAATAAGAATATTCTCGGTTCCTGTACTTTCAAAGACATTGAGTTTCAGCGTACTGCACCCATCTATGACTTGGGTAACATGATGAAGACCATCAAGGTCCTCTCACGTAATACTACTAGCATTCCTGACGTTGACTTCAACGATAAGCACGTTGACATCAGCATGAACAACAGTCGGATGAAGTATTACTATGCTGATGAGAGCATGATTACAGTTCCACCTGACATCATCAACAGTATCGGTGAACTATCTGTATCTACTGAACTGACCAATGAACACCTGTATCAGATCTTTGCTGCGGCCTCTGGTTACCAACTTCCTGACCTGTGCTTCCAAGGTAAGAACGGTGTTCTACATGCTATTGTTACTGATAAGCGTAACACTACTGCTAACACCCTGGAAATTGAACTTGGTGAGACTGATAAAGACTTCTGCTTCTGCATGAAGATCGAGAACATCGCTATCCTGATGACTGGTGGTCAACCCTGTCGTGCTGCGAAAGGTTACAGAATCGATCTGTATGAGCGCAAGGTCGCCAAACTGCATGGTATTATGACAGAGAGTTCATCCGTTGAAAATCTTGAACTGATGATTGCTCTTGAACCTGATTCAGAATACTGATGAACATCTTCGTTACGGACCCATCCCCATATCACTCTGCTGTGGTTCTTCCTGACAAGCACATTGTCAAGATGCCCTTAGAGACCTGTCAGATGCTTGCTATTGTATGCTCTGACAAATGGGGTCATGGTTTTGGCACCCTTCCCAAAGCAGACGGTACTCCCTATGCTACTGAGAAGGGTGCTTTTCGTAACCACCCATGTACCAAGTGGGCAAATGAGTTCGTAACTAACTGGCAGTGGTTGCTTGCTCATGGACTTGCTATGTGTGACGAGTACACTGCTAGGTATGGTAGAGTACACACATGCCAGAAGACTCTTCTAGCAGCGAAAGAGATCCTACCTACTGCTGATCCTCAGGGTCGGTCAGGTAAGGAGACCACACCATTCGTCAGAGCAATGCCTGATGAGTACAAACTTGACACTAGTATCTCTACCATCGATGCATACAAAATGTATATTGCATCTAAACCATGGGTAGCAGATAACTATATTAAACTTCCACATCGTAAACCTGACTGGGTTTGACACTAAATTATGAATGATTTCCTTTGGGTAGAAAAGTATCGTCCTCAGACGGTTGATGATTGTATCCTTCCAGAGGAGACTGCGACCATGTTCAAGGGTTTCCTTGACAAGGGTGAGATCCCTAACATGCTGCTTGCTGGTCCTGCTGGTATTGGTAAGACTACTATTGCTAAGGCACTGTGTAATGAACTGGGTGCTGACTACTATGTGATCAATGGATCTGATGAGGGACGTTTCCTGGACACGGTAAGGAATCGTGCCAAGGCATTCGTTTCCACTGTCTCTCTGACCTCTGAGGCACGTCACAAGGTGCTTATTATCGATGAGGCAGACAACACCACTCAGGATGTGCAAATGCTTCTGAGGGGGTTCATCGAAGAGTTCCAGAACACCTGTCGTTTCATCTTCACCTGCAACTACAAGAACAAGATTGCTCAACCACTGCACTCTCGCTGCACTGTGGTGGAGTTTAATGTGAAAGGTAAAGAGAAAGCACAACTTGGTGCTGCTTTCTTCAAGCGTGTTCACACCATCATGGCAGAGGAAGGCATCGAGTTTGAGATGTCAGTGCTTCGCGAAGTTGTGATGAAGCACTTCCCTGACTTCCGACGCACGATCAATGAACTGCAACGTTACTCCTCTAAGGGTAAGATCGATACAGGTATCCTAGGACAACTCTCTGATATTGCTATGTCAGATCTTATGAGTCACTTGAAGGGTCGTAAGTTTACTGACGTTAAGAAGTGGGTTGTTGCTAATATGGACAACGAACCTCATGCTGTCATGAGAAAGGTGTATGATTCCCTCTATACATACTTACAACCAAAGAGTATTCCCGAAGCAGTTCTTGTTATCGGTGAGTACCAATACAAAGCAAACTTTGTCATGGATCAGGAGATCAACCTCGTAGCATTCATGACTGAGATCATGATGAGGTGTGAGTTTAAATGATAAAGACCCATGAGTTATTCCCTACGAGAGTCTATGAGTTTCGTTTAGAAGGTGATGACATGGCAATGTCTGATCAGGCACTGGAATATATCAAAACTTTGAACATGCAAATGTATAATTTCCCTGCTGGTGTTCGTACTAGTAAGGGTGATTTGCATAAAGATGAACCTATGCAAGAGATGACAGGGTTCTTTCATGACTGTCTAGATTATATTCGTTGTGATCTTGCACTTCAAGTAGAAGAACTACGTATCTCTTTATCATGGGCAAATTGGGCACCACCTCAATCAGGTGCTGGTCATCCTCTCCATCGTCATAACTATTCTTATCTCTCTGGTGTATATTATTTCACCGAAGGTAGTGATACTGTCTTCCATGACCCTGTTGATATCCGTAATCTTGATACCTTAGAGATTACTCGCGACTTCTTCGACGGACCTGAGGAACGTATCACGGCGGAACCTGGTAAACTTCTTATCTTCCCTGGATGGTTAAGACATTATAGCAATCCTCACTCTGGTAAAAAAGACCGCTATACTATGTCTTTCAACTCATTACCCCATGGTCCTGTCAACGCTGGTCCACAAGGTGTCCCTATGGCAAACATCAACGTATTATGATTGACCCTACACGATTTGATTTTCCATCTATCTTTGGAGTTGTGAAGTCTACTGATGGGTTGAAGCGGCGACAAACTAGACCACTCAGAGCAGAAGTCCAAGAGATTTCTATTGCTAAGTACAGTGGTGGTCAGTTGAATTATGTCGGAGCAACTGCTATTGGTCAGGACTTCCTTGGATTAGAAGATGGACTTCGCTATGAGTCTAAGGGTAAGGATAATTTATTTTGTAAGAGGATACCATGGACATCAGAAATTACCTTGAAGAATTTTCAAGGTAATAACACAGGTGTACCTGAAAAAACCTTTGACTACATGCTATTGTGGGACACAGCAACATACACAGTTGCTATCTGTACTTGGGATGCTTGTATGAAGCATGTTACTTTGAAGGATGACTCCGTTAAGTTCCGAGTGCATACAGATGATCTGACTTTCTTGGCAAAGAATGTCACACCAATTGATAAGGGAGACTTTGCATCCCAACTTTATAATCTTATTGAGTCAACAGTATGAAACTATTGAAGACCCCTCTCAGATATCCTGGTGGTAAGTCGAGAGCAGTTACACAACTAGAACCCTGGTGCCCTGCTAAATTTAATGAGTACAGAGAACCATTTGTGGGTGGCGGTTCTATGGCAATATACATGTCTCAGTTGTATCCTGAGATCCCTGTCTGGATTAATGACAAATATACTTATCTCTACAATTTCTGGGTAGCACTCAGGGATCAAGGTGACCTACTGTCTGATGTATGCTATGCGATTAAAGAAGAGAACCCTACACCTGACCTTGCTAAGGAGTTGTTTAATAGAAGCAAAGAGGAAATATCCGACGCCGATCCTTTTCGTCAAGCTGTTCTATTTTGGGTTCTTAATAAGTGCTCTTACTCAGGGTTGACTGAGAACTCTTCATTCTCACAGAGTGCATCAATTCAAAACTTCACCAAGCGAGGAGCAGCGAATCTAAAAAACTATCAAGATCTGATTGCACACTGGCGTATCACTAATCTAGATTACTCCGAACTACTAGATGGTGATTCAGATACCTTTGTCTTTCTAGATCCTCCATACAGAATTAATTCTTTTCTATATGGTACCAATGCTGAGATGCATAAGAACTTTGATCATGAAAGGTTTGCTAAACTGACTAAGGAATCTAAGAGTGAGTGGATGGTCACCTATAATGTAGACAAAGAGATTGAAAGTATGTTCAGTGAACATCATCAGAGATACTTCAAACTTACATATGGTATGAAGCACAGAGCAAACAACAAGAAGTCTGAACTTCTCATCACTAGTTACAACCCAACCCCTAATACACTAGAACAGTTCTTCTAATGAGTAAAGAATTTGAGTATCAACTGAAAGACTACCTCAATGGTATCAACTTGAAGCAAGGTAACCTTCATGAAGATGAACGTGCCATGGCAAAGTATCCATCTTATGTCGT